CCTCGTACATAATGCGCGCAATACAATTATTCTCAGTCGTTGCGTCTGCCCCAGAAGGGTTCTGACGGTCCGAAATTCGAATGACGTCCCCGGTAGGGAGAACGCATATATTGTGACGCATATTATCAACAACGACTTCCAACTCAGATAGCATTTCAGGTTTGAGTTCTCCTGATTCGCGTAAAAACTGAGTGCGTATGAAGTAAATGTCCTCCATGATGGCGAAGCGTTTATCCCAAAATTCATCGTCCTCTGAGCACACATCACCATGCATGGTGTGTGCCAGTTGGTCGACGTTCCCATAAAACCAAGACTGCCCATGCGCGATCTCACGAAAACCGCGTAGGCGCTTGCTTTGTTTTGAGAAAAATCTCTTGTGCGGTACGACCTGCTCCTTACATTGTATAAGAAACATTCGCTGCTTGCGACGAAGAAATTTTATTTTGGACATCCACTCCTTCTTCATAGAGCAAAGATAGGGAAAGGGGTATTTGTTTTTGTTGATGTGCATTGTGACATAGGCGAAGATACCACCAAAGGCACGTGCACGCTCAACAAAGTCCTTGGTTAATCGGTAATTATGAAACTTACCAAAAAACCCTGAAGAAGACTTGGGGTTTAGTTCTTCTTCGACTTCCGCTTCTGTCGAGAGCTGTGGTCCGACGAGTGCTGGGCGGAGGATTTGTATTGTGAGGTTGACGGTTTCTTTCCATTCGCTGGTTTCACGAAAGGAGCGGTCGAGGGGGGCACGATAACTTTCAAGGACGAAGTTAATGGTGCTTCTTGTGGTTTGAGAGGCGACATAGGTAATGTCAGGGACGTGGTAGTTGCGCTTAGAGGCGAAATGGCGGAACTCGGTAGCGATTCGCTCTTCGTCTGTGTCGTCGATGTCATCTGGGATATTTTGCTTGTCTGCACGGGCAAAATAGCCAAAGGGCTGGATGGAGCCTCCTTCTTTGACTCGGCATTCCGAGGGACGGTAGGCAAGTCCAACATCGGGCCGATGTCTTTTAAAGGAATCGATGGAAGAGCTTCAGGTTGAAACAATGAACGATCAACCTTAGGAACTTTACCTGCTTTGAAAGCAGCCTCAACAGACGGAGCTGCTCCTACAAAGCTTCCTATCCTTGGACGCTTAGTAAACCACCTAGGCGCACTAACAGCGATACCACACTTAGATTGACACTCGACA